TGGTATGAAGTTAAGAGTTTGATGGAAGATAAGGTATTTCTCCCAAACAAAACTAAGTCCTCGGATACGGATAACTTTACTGCGGGAGATTACAAAAGAGTAAGTAATAAATTTATTTCAGAATATACACCTGAAGGTTATATGTCAGTGACTTTTGGTTCTGGTAATATAGATCCATTAGATAATTTAGATTCATTTAACGATGGTACGTTAAAAGTAAATTTAGGTACATACCTTAACAATCTTTCCTTAGGTGCAACTCCAAAGAAAAACTCCACAGTCTTCATAAAATATAGAGTAGGTGGGGGTAAAAACAGTAATCTTGGTGTTAATGTCATCAATAGTGTTGATAATGTTGAATTTAATGTAACAGGACCATTAGGAAATATTAATAGTCAGGTAATACGTTCACTAAACGCTACTAATGTTACACCTGCAGTAGGTGGGGCGGACCAACCAACAATTGAAGAAATAAGAAATATGGTTGGATATAATTTTGCGGCTCAAGATAGGGCAGTAACACTTAACGATTATAAAGTTTTAATAGAGACCATGCCGTCTACGTATGGAGCACCCGCGAAAGTAAATGTGATGGAGGAAGATAATAAAGTTAAAATAAAACTTCTTTCCTATGATGATGAGGGTAACTTAAATGACACTGTATCAACTACACTTAAAAACAACATTTTAAGGTATCTAACAAACTATAGAATGATCAATGACTATATTGATATACAAAGTGGAGAAGTACTTGATTTGGGGTTAGAAATTGATTTATTAGTTGATAAAAACATTAATCAGACAGATATACTAAAAGATGTGGTTTCTAAATCTACATCGTTCTTTAATATTGAGAAAAGAAAAATGGGTGACCCACTATTCGTAGGTGAGTTACAGAAAGAAATATCAAATATCTCGGGTATTGTTAATGTTGTTGACTTAAGAGTTTTTGGAAAGACGGGTGGAGAATATTCCACAGCGGAGGTGAGTCAAGGTTATAGTGACGAAGAGACAAAACAAGTTGCCCAATCAGATTCAACAATTTTTATGAAGAGTAATCAAATCTTCCAAATTAGATTCCCTAATAAAGATATAAAAATTAGGGTTAAATCTTTGGGTTCCACTACATTTTAAAATTCTTTTTCTGTATTATTATTAATTAAGGGAAATTAGGTTCCAATCTATTTATATGATATGATGCAGAAACACAGAATACGTACTGAAATAGGTAATAATCAAAAATTGACTGTAGAGTTAAAACAAGATTATGACTTATTAGAAATACTTTCACTCAAATTTAGTCAAAAAGATGCATACACATCTCTTTGTGCTGATTATGGGGTTGTTTGTGGTAGAATCAGTGCAAACCAAGGGTTTGGTGTTGCAAATGCAAGGGTCTCTATTTTTATACCCTTGGACGATGTTGATGAGCAAGATCCTGTAGTATCTGCACTTTATCCATATAAATTAACACAGGACACAAATACAGACGGATACAAGTACAATCTTTTTCCAAAAAGGAAACAACACACAGGACATACTCCTACAGGTACATTTCCTGATCAAGAAGATATTCTAACAAGAGAGGAAGTACTATATGTTTATGAAAAATATTATAAGTACACTGTAAAGACTAACGACGCTGGTGATTTCATGATATGGGGGGTTCCTGTCGGTAAACAAACAATACATGTAGATGTGGATTTGTCCGACATGGGATGTCAGTCGTTAGTACCTTATGATTTTATTTATGAGGGGGTTTCTGAAGAAAAGTTTGAAAACAATTACACATTTAGAAGTAGTTCTGATATTGGAAGTTTACCACAGACATTAACTTTTGAAGAGAGTTTGGAAGTTTATCCTTTTTGGGGTAACGAGGATTTATGTGAAATTGGAATTACAAGGACAGATTATGATTTATCTGAACAAGGTATTAGGATAGAACCATATTCAATCATGATGGGTGGGGCCTTTACTGATTCAGGAAAGGATTCGGTAAGAGTTCAATGTAATGTTGATAACCAAATGGGCGAAAAGTGTTCCCTTACAACGGGCGAGGGGGATATTGAGACTATTAGGTTTTCGGGACAATACGAGGAAAATGATGATGGAACACCAAATTACGAAAGACCAATATTAGAAGCGATACAGTTAGATTCTCAGATAGATAAAGAAGGCAATTTCTTTTTCAGGGTTCCTATGAATATGGGATATAGAATTACAAATGAATTCGGTGAATTAGTAGAGACTAAAGATACCCAAAGAGGAATACCAACAAGAGGAACATATAGGTTTAGACTATCGTTACAAAATGATAATGGTGCGAGAAAACAATACAGAGGAAAATACTTAATACCTCAAATAAAAGAGCATCAATTAGGTCCGAGTGGTTTTCCTTATACAGATAAAAAATCCTACGCGTTTTCCACCGATTTAGATGATTATCCGACAGATGCGATGGATGATATTACGGGAATTAATAATAACGGATTCTCAAATGATATGTTCTATTCGTTTAGATATAATCGAGTTTATACGGTTTCATCATTTATTAATCAATATAATAATAAAGGATGGTGGGAGAAGAATTTCTCATTATTCACAAAAGATAAAAATGAATCTTTTATTGGTATCAAGGAAATACAACCATCTATTGAGGAGGATTGTGCTAATAATAATGAGTATTTTCCAATAAACGATGCGGTAAGTAATTTCAAGTTTAAATTTTTAATAATTATAATTTTAAATTTTTTAGAAAGGATTTATCTATTGATAACTCAGTTCGCTTTAGATTTTATTATTGAAACGTTATTTGATATTGCAGAGGCATTATACTCATTCTATCTAGGTTGGCCATTTAAAAAGAGGTTTTTTGCGGGTCCGGCGAGATCAATTGCAAACGTTGCAAAAAAGGCACAAATAACAACAATAAGAAGGTTAGGTTTGGTAAACTACCCCGATTGTTATGAGTGTAATACGAACCCTGGTACGGATGAACAGACAGCTGGTGGAGAAGAAAGTGAATATCAACTACTTCTCAGTAACGGTAATGTAGCCCCAACGATTGATGAAAATACAGATTTAGAAAATTATATTACCACTAATTCTCTTAGTTCGGTACTTTCTAACTCTAATTGTGTACATGATTATAACCCCAATTCAGAGGCCGATGATGACCCACCGGGACTAACAATCCCAATAGGTGGAGTGACTAATCTAAAAAATTATATTATAAAGTACATAACTGTTGCGGAGATTCCCGAAATACCTGAAGTAACTGCCACTCAACAAAATATAGACGATGGAGATTTAACTGCAATCGACGGACCACAGAATGGTGCACCCGCAACGGCTCTAACAGATATAATGGTTGTGTTTGTCCCCGCTGTCCCTCCAATATACGAATATAAGTATGTTGGTTATGGGTCACCTTATCCGTTAGAGGGTGCGGATTTTGAAGGTGTAACAATTAATATCCATGATGATGTTTATGTTGCGAATGGTTTAGAAAATAATAGCCCATTACCTATTTCTGTTAGTGGGACCGCATTACAATCGTCATATGTTATACTCATATCTAACGTATATTTCGTTTCTGAATTAACACAAGTAAGTCAAGGTGTACAACCAATTGTTGAAGGAGGTTGTCAAAAATACGATACGATATATGACCCGTCACATGGTGAGTTAAAGGCATATATAAATTCTACGGGTCAACAAACTTACGATCACTTCGTTAATAACCCTAACACACACGTGAATTATCCGGACATATTTTATGACGGTAACGAAGACCCTTGTGATCCCGTACCACCGATACCCGATATTGTTGCAAGTGTTAGTGTTAAAGCAGAAAATAGTGACTTAGGTACTGATTTTTATTGCACATCTAAACGAAACTGTCATTTCCCAAGAAGGGTTGCATTAATACAGGGATGGTGTGGTGTAGTTGGGTTAGACTCGGAAGATTGTGATGGTACCGCTTCAGGTTACTCTGAATTTGCGGATGGACAATATGCTCTTGTCGCTACGACAGGAAAAAACTCAAAACTAATTAAAAATTACTCTAGAAGAAAACTACTCGGTAAGTTAATGTGTGCGGGGATCACTTCATACAGTTTTGGTAATAGTTGGTTAAATGGTTCACTATATTTCTTTCAGTTCAGAAGAAGAAAGGGTGGTGATAACGCAAGGTATTGTAAAGATTTAATTGAGAGAATATCTGATGATACTGGTGTTCATTACTACTATAGATCAACACCATACCATAATGGTAATTTTATTGGACAGGTTGGAGAAAGTGGATATGGGGAAATACTGTTTCCTACCACTATAATGGATTTGGGGCCAAGAAACATGTTTATAAAAGAAATATGTGTAGATCCAGAATTAGACGTTAATTGTTCGGTATCTAAAAGTATAGGTACCACATCATACCAAGACATTAACGACTTAATGGAATACATTATTGCATCTAAAGAGGTTAAAGAGCAAGGTAAATTAAAAGTTCAAGATCTTTTTGATAGAAGGGGTGGGGGTAAAATCGATGGAGATATTGCCCAACTACTTAATTTTAATTCTCAAATGGGTATATATGGATATAACGATGAGGACGATGAGAGTCCTTATTGGTCACCAAATCAACAATTCTTTGATGGTTTTGGTCCCGTTGGTATTGATTTTACTTTTTCCGAAGACGATGAGGATACAGAAATTGTTGAAAAAGACGGTACCTTACTTAGGTTATGTATAAACTCTGCAGGAAACTTGACAGAGACTGCTCAAGAAGTACCGTACTATAGATGGAATAAGTTAGGTGATGGGTTCGGGTCCAATGGTGGAGATTCGGAAAAACAGGAATGGAGTTTAGGGACAATACATACCACAAAATATCAAGGAGGTTGGACTTACCCAGGATTAATGGAGATAGACCCATATAATGATGCTGGTGGTGAACCAACGGATAATATAAATAGTCATTATTATGACGGTTCTATTTTACCACCAATTAGAGATTGTGGAGATGATAATTACTCAGATACTAACATACCAATAGGTGGTCCCTATTTCTTTTATTTTGGTTTGAGGACGGGTAAGTCTTCTTGGAATAAATTCGTTAAAAACTTTGGTCCATTATGATAAAAAAGAAAATTGTAGCGCCGAGTAAACGATATAAAAAGGCGGAATCCGAGGATTTAACTTTAAGAATAAATTTTGAAGAAGATAAGAGTTTATTAAGAGAAGGTGATAAAAATATAGTATTAGATATTGCTGAACTTTATAGAAAGGAACGCAATGAAAGTACTAAATATAGAATTTACGGTAAGATGAATATGGTGTTTAGAAACACATATAGTGGAACCACCACATATGATCCCTTACGTAATAACCTTTATGTTATTGGTGATGGTCTTGATGGGGATTTTACAGGGTATTTACCATATAACGAATTTGCATTCATTAGAAACGATTATGTTAGAGAAGTCTCCATTTCAACAGGTACTACAATGGGGACCTATGATCCCAACATATTTATAACAGGTGATACCACACATAGAGTGATAAATGAAATAGACTCTGCATCTACAAATTGGAATGTGTTTTTATCATATGTCTATGATAAAGACTCAACACACCAAATGAAGTATACTTTGTCGGGAAATACGGAGTATAGTTTTACAGCATCTAATGGAGTACCGTTTAGGATAACGGAGTATCCGAACTACTACGAACTTACAAGTCCAATACCACATAATATGAAACAGGGGGAATTCGTAATAGTTTCAGGAACTTCAATAAGTAGTGGTACCGAATTGGATAGAATATTCCCAATATCTTCAGTAGGTAATGAAATATTTGACTCTGAGAAATATGTATTAATCATACAAAAGTCGGCACTATCTAATTCACAAACAATGAGTGGGGTGGTTTTCGGTAAAAGATGTATAGACAAATCAAGAATGTCGGGAACAACATCTGAGTATTATGTTCATAAACATAAAATACTTACAAATACCGACGACTGTATAATAGATAGAACAGGTTTTGAAACACCTGTTTTTGAAATAGAAAGAAAATTACAGTTTGAAACCGCGGACAATAGAAATGATGTGTATACGGTACAGAATAGACCTGAAACGGTTCTATTTCATTTTAAAGATGAGATAGATATAAATGGTTTAACGAATAATTTAGGGTATACAATAACTGATGCGTACGTAACAAAGGTTTTTAAAAATGGTAATGGGTATTTTCAATATCCTCCAAGACATGGATATAAATTTCATTTTCATAATGATTGGGTTGATAATCACTTTGATAGGACATTTGCGGGATCGGATTCGGGACTACAATCAACTAATTTTACTAACAGTGGATTTACATTTACCCAAGGTACGGAACTTCAAAAAGGTGACGATATTTTAGGGGCGTTTGTAGAGTATAATAAGGAAGATTTTAAAGAAACTATATTGTCCGAGTCGTTTCATAAATACACAATTGATTTTAATATTTTTGATCACGGACAAGTAAGTACAAATGCAGGATCAACAACAACAAACCCTTTAGGTTTATACTACCAACCTCACCAAAGAGTTAAATTAAGAGAATTGTCACCATATGTGGAGACCGCAAATACGGATCAAATATATGGACTACCCGAGAACTCTGTTTACGATGAATATAGGGTCTTATGGAAATGGAGAGATTTATATGACCATGGATATATTGATCCGGATGGATTTGGAACAAACCACCCATTTACAAATGGACAACATTACGTCAAATCTGACATAAACTTTTACCTTAGAAATGAGGAGACCTTCATGAATAAAAGTGATGGTCTAACTAATTTCAGTGAGGATAACGACGGACTATGTTAGATGAAAATTAGATTTAATCAAAATAATAAGAACTTATTAATCAATAAGGAACAAAACTTTAAAACTGATGCCGGATGGGACGAGAATTTTCAGTCATATGAGGATGAGGTTTTAAAAGACATTATAAATCCTGTTGAGAACTACGAAACTAATAGGTATGTTCATAAACCTTATGTCTCTACAATAGGTCAACTACCTGGTTCTGGAGACACATCGGCCCCTGACGGTAGTAATGATTCAGCATTTTCAACATCATTATTTACAACTACTGTTAGTTCCGTAGAACAAACTGATATATGGTTTTACTTTTATTTTAAAAACCCATCAAATGTCTACACATTAGATTATAAAAACGTAGGTATTACCCAAACAGATAAATTAATGGCTAACTTAAAATATAGTTTTTTTAGGTTAGAGTTTTATAAAACCCCCAATAACGAACCACCTAACAGATCTAATAGGAGATTGGTTTTTGCAAAAAATTTAGCACCCGCGGTTGGAGAAAGAGCAACCTTTGAAAATAAGTTCGAGAAAATATATGTACCTGTATTTTTTGGTTCAAGTATGAGAAACAAAGAGAATATGTATCTTTTTTGGTTCCATGACGATACTGTTTTAGAAGAGACAGAACTTACAGGGACTACTTTCTTTATGACCGCAAAGTTTTACAATTCTTTTGATGGTAGTAAGGTACCATTTGCAAATAAAGAAATAACAGACACTTCAAGTATTGTGGAAGAACAAGATCTATACTTCCAAGTAGAGATGGATAGGACCAACACACCCACATACCATTACACTATTTCAGAATACAACGGGACTTCCCCATACACATCAAATCGAAAGGGTATGAGTGGGGACCCTATAAAGTTTTATGAAATACCGACAGTGGTTGACAGTGCCCCTCCACCAAATTCTTCAACACCATCAACACCTGAAGACCCTAATACTTCAACCGATTAAATGATGAATAAAAATTATTATAAAATACTAAAATCAATCACTGGTACAACATACCATTTACCAATATACTTGGACAGTAAAGGTTATGAGATGGGTGGAATGGTTGGATTCGAAGGAGATATTGAACAAGTTGAACAAATAACCAACTTTAATTACCAACATACAGGTGGTAATACAATTAGATTATATAACTCAGTTAATAGGGATGCATTAAGAATAATTAAAAATGAAAATTTTTCTATTGATTGGGGTGATGGTTCGGTAGATACTATTGGTGTTGGTCTTGGTAATAATTTAGAATATAAACAACATACATTTCCTTCTTCAGGTACTTATAATGTGTCTATTGGTTTAACTAATAATTGGACTCAGAAAAAAATAACAAAAAAAATTACAGTACCCGAAAACACAACAGTGACTAACTCTAACGGATCTTTTGGACCATTTATATTACCATACACTACGGGAGTCACTATTACCCAAGATTACATAAATGATTTAGATTATGTAGAAAAGGACTCAGATGGACCAATATATTTTGCGGCTAAGGGGAGAAGTAGGTTAAGTGAATTAAAGAGGTATGGAGAAAGTACTTACCAAGGAGCAACAGTAGGTACCGACGGTGTGGGTAGTTATACAGGATATACTATAGATAATTTATCATATAAGGATTATGATGACGGAATAACAACAATAACGGGAACAACAACAGATTTTCAAAAAGAAGAGGTCTTTAATGAGATGTTAACGAGAAACGAACATTTCATTGGATTTATTGACGAACCAAGTATTTTTTCCGACGTATTTGTTGAAAGAGGTAAACAAGGGGTTTTGGAAATGAACCTCAGATTAGGTGAAATTGATAACGTAGGTGAAATTGATATCTACGGAAATGGATTTTTCCAAGTTAAAAAACAATAGAATAATATTTATTAATTAAAAGGATATGGCAGTAGGTAGTTATGGTACAGTTAGACCGGCAGATGTGTCACCAGCAGACGTAGAAATTTTCTATCATTACGTTTCAGGGAGAACATCCGACGCACCTGTACAATTTAAAAAATTAAATTCAGAAGATATATTAACACCTGTCTATCACAATTCAGATACGACGGACGCGGCTAACGCACCCGACGTAGAAATTTTAGGTGGGTTATATAATTTAAAGTTAGATACGGCGGACTTTGATGAGTTAGGTATATATACCTTACATCTTAGACCTAAACAGATAAGAACATCTATAACTGATTGTGGGGTGTTAGCATCATTACCATCGGTAAGAGGAATTATTATAGATCTTAGTAATGTACCTGCCACAGATAGAAATAAGTTTAACCCTCAAGGGTTGGTTGGATACAGAGTTGAGTATTTGAATAGTGACGGAAGTAAAACCCCTAATTTTTATAGAGTTGTTACATCCTCATTCTACTGTACTCCTATTACATCAAACCTGACGAGTACAACTCAAAAGGCGATAAGATACCAATACACAGACCAAGCAACTAATTTGTTGTTTTTAACGGTAACCCCGTCATCAGCACCATCAAATAGACCAAATACGGTACCTTTTATAGGGGAACCATCTCAAAATATAATTCTATCAAATACATTCTTTAACCCTACAACGGTTGAGGTTGAAATGGTAGAACATGACGAGACAACATTAGCATATGCATTCTATGGTAATCAGACTAAATCTATCTCTGATGGAATATATACAATCTATACCGCAGAAAACAATATCTACAAACAATTTAACTTGTTTGAAGTAAGAGATGAGTTCAACGAAACACTTTTCGAAGTGAGAGAAGAGAGGGACGACATTGATGAAACTAAAAACTTTGATGATATCACTGAATAATGGCGAAAAGAAAAGTTCCAAGTCAAGCTGCAAGCGGAAGGGATACCTTTAATGATAACTTAATCGGTAATCAAATTACTGATGGGTCAAGTCAGCTGACTGCAACAAACTTTTCGATAGATAAGACGATACCACAAAGAGATACTAAAAGTTTCACATCTGTACCTTTCTCTGAGTTCTTAACGATAGATGATCTTAAAGAAGAAACTGAAGCACCTAAAACTAAATCTAATAGGTCAGTAAAGAAAGAGGGTAAGGTAAAATTTAGACAAAATAAAGACGCGGGTTCTAAGACATTATTCGGGTCTTTAAATAAGAGGTTATCCTCATCCGTCAATAATATAATAGAACAATTCCCTGCGGGATTTTATATTGACAAGGATACTCCCATTTCATTTTCACAATATACCGCTGAAAATATCACATACGATATTAAAGCGAGAACAACCACTTTTAAGTTTGAGAAGTCAAAAATATTCAACCCTTTAGATATTGTACTTGAAAAACCTTCAAGTAATGTAAGTCCTGAGGTTAGTAATGAGTTTAAAAACTTTTTTGAAAATTATTCCAAGTACTCCCTTATTATTGATGAAGTAGAGTATGAAATACTAACATATTCAAAGGCGGGTACTGACGGACTTATAACATTAAAGGTTAAGGGTAAACCGTTTAGTGGATCGACATACAGTGAAAACTTCCTTATTAGACCTATCAGTAATACTGTAGAAGAATTCTTCGAAAGTTTAGATGATTTAGAAAAGTTAATATTAGATAGGGAATCTTCACCAAGGTATACTGCGGAGTTTAAATTACCAAAAGATTCTTTAGATGGTTCTAAAACAGAAACAGTAACCACTAAAATTACTTGGCCAGTCTTTAAAGACAATTGGAATATAAAGATAGGAGGTACAGAATATCTCTCATACCTTGAAAGTTTAAAATCGATTGGTGATGAGATTGATCAATATAAGTCTAATTTAATTTCAAGATTCTTAACGACCGCATCTCTAAACGAGTTTGATACTGAAGACCAAAGAATGTCTTCAATGTTTCAGATCTACGGTAGTGGGTTTGATTCTGTTAAGAAATTTATAGACAACATAGCATACATGAGAAATGTAAGTTATGATAAAATCAATAACATCCCCGATGTACTATTAAAGAATTTATCAAATACCTTAGGTTTAGATTCTGTAAATCTATTTGATGAGAAAACATTTGAAGATACACTATATTCAAGAATAGAAAGTCAATTCGAAGGTAATAACCTTGGAATGAATATGGTTGAGGCGGAGGCGGAATTCTATAGAAGGTTGGTCATTAATCTTGTAAGAATTTACAAATCAAAGGGTACAAGAAAATCAATTGAATTTTTCTTAAGATTTATTGGTGCACCTGAACCTTTAATTAAAATAAATGAACACGTATACAAATATGATGATGTAAAGAAGTTGTCTACAGATATTGATAACGACATTTATGATTTAACTCAATTAGAAAAAACGTTCACTGTTGGTCAGATAGACCTTGAGGATAAAACATATTCTTTCATATACCAAGGAATAACAACAACGGGTACCACAACATATCAAGTAGATGAATATCCGATAGTATTGACGGGAACAACAAAGTATGGTGATACACAAAAGATTGTAAGTGAGAATAATGATGTGTTCTTCCAAAAAGGAGCGGGTTGGTATGAGATAAGTCTACAACATAGGTCATCAACGGAATTAGATACTGAGAATTCCAACTTACTATCTAACCCCAAGATTATAAAAACAAAAAATAAGGACTACACTTATGGTGAGGATTATTTTGATTTATATAGACAATTTTACGGGTTAGATTATGGACACGAATTACACAACACAGTTGATAACGAGAAGACAGAGTTATTATCGGACGTAGATTCAAAAACCTTAAATAGAAAAAATATACAAATTTACCTATCGTCCGCACAAGGTATTGATTATGACGTATATAGAAAATCGAGAGATTTAGAAGTTAGTTTCGGATTAAAGACTTTAGAACCTCAAACAGGTTTCACATTTGCGGAGTACATGGATAACGTATTGAATGAACAAATACGTAACTCACACACTGTAAAATACCAAAAATCTTATATTCAATTAGAAGATGTTTATTGGGGGTACTTAGAAAAAGTTGGTACACCATATAGTTTCCCAACAGTTAATGAGTTCATTAATAGAATGAGTCCTCATTGGGTGGAAATAATAGAACAGTTTGTACCCGCAACAACTTTATGGACTGGTGGTAATATCTTAGAAAATAGTCGTATTGGTAGGTCTAAACACGATTACCTAAAACCGTGTACTATTGAACAGGTTGAGGATAATTTATATCCTAAATTAGGTTTCGAACACTCTATAGAGGAAGATTTAGAAGTTTATTTTTTAGGTGACAAGGATTTATTCAGGGGGTTAACTGTTGTAAGTGGAGTCACTTACGTCCTAAAGATAGTTTTAATGGGGGAAGAGTATACGGCGTCTTCTCCGATCACACTTACAGGGGGACAATTATTTGATCCATTTATTTCTACTTCTGAATGTACAACTATTAATGATGTTATTTTTAGTGGTGGTGAGACTTTTGACGGGTCAAAACATTTACCATTACTATGTGATTTCAAATGTAATCTAAACCCTGACAGAGACGTATTGGATCCTTTATGGGTCAATGCGGTTAATAGTATATTCTCTCAAATAAATGAAAAATATTATACTAAAACAGCATATACTGGTTATGATACTATTAGTAACCACGCGGGTGGAGAAGGATATGAAAGAATCACGGGTAATACAGAAACAAGTGATGAAAACCAAAATATAGAAAATGGATTTAATAATCAACTATCGGCTAACGGTGAAAACTATGGATATGAAAATGTACCTATAGTTTCTCACGAAATCTTTACTGATAGTGATGGTGTCCAAAAAATAAGAATTACACCGTTTACATACGACACACAATTATATATTGCAAACCCTGGTGATCCATACGGTGATGCATACATACCCGCAGATTTAGATTGTTTAGATTTAAGTACGTTTGATTTCTTTTGGGAATCAACATATCTAACAGGTACTACACAATGTGACCCTAAGGTTAAGGTTTACGGTCCTAATACTTTCTACACATTACCTGAGGATGAGGACGATTGTATCTTAATGGAGGATGTATATTTTGAAGTATCAGGAGTTACATTTGGTAATGAAGATACTGTAGATGATGGAGATCCATGTACCGATTGTCCACCATATAATACATCGTGGCCATTAAACATATTCATAGATTGTGTGGGTGGATATAACGAATCAATTAGTGGTCATACATATACAGTTAATCATGTTTCAGGGTGTACGTTTGTCGTTAACAATGTTAGAGAAAATGATATCATTGATATATCAATAACAGACGCTGCGAATTGTGATCAAAAAATAAGAATAGAGGGATTACAACAAAAATTTGAATGGGACCCTGTAGATGGTGATGATGTGACTACATCAAGAAGTCACTATTTACAATATTCATTTGATACTTACGATGATGGGGATGATCCCGATAGTAGTGACCCCCTTAATAGTCAATCGGGTATTACTTTCTGTGATAATTATTCGGGATACACTCTACAACCTATTGTACAATATAGACCTACGTTTGATTATGGTCTGAGACAAAACACTAAAGTTATAAAAGTAAATAATGGTGTTATACTTGACGAAAATACAACTTGGGATCAAATACAAACCTATTTAGATGATAATACTTTAGAAAAAGTAAACATTGAAAATGTCGTAATAGGTGATCAATTACTTTCAGGGGTATATAAAGATTGTCCTTTCTCATCTCAAGACTATAACGATGCGGTTATTAGTGGATATTCGTTCTCTTATGATTACAAGGTCGTAACGGTTGAAAATAAAGACTGTTTAGGTTCCACAAAAATTAACAAGATAAATGAGAGATTTAGTTTTTTACCTAACACTAGATTATGGGTAATGACTAAAACAATGGAAGATGGAAGTCAGGGCGATAATTGGAGATTCACTGAAAAGTATCCTGAAGAATTATACCCAAGACCTGATGACCCTATTGATCCTTGTTGTAGTTACCAAGTTGGTTACTATGAAAGTGGAGATTATATATTTAATGAACATGGTTTCCCTATAGAAGTACTAAAAGTCGATTTAGATTATTGTGTTAGAGATTTATTTTACCATTTAAATGTTAGTCCAACATCAGTTTACGATGTTTCAACTAACTGTTCTGAAGTTATCCTTTTCAATGGAGACTCCGAAGACTGTGTATTAGTTGGACATGACGAACAGAAGTTCGAAAACATGGACATGAAAATGCAACAATACTTCCAAGATAAGTTAGATTGTTCTGACATGCCGGATATAGATGACATTGAAAGAGATTTAACAGGATTAGATGATTGTGATACATTAAATGCGTTTAAACTTAAACACTTTGATACGGGAGAAATAAGATATACCGCAATAAACGAAGATTTTAATATAGGTGATGCGGTAAATATTGAATTCATTAACAGTGGATCTCAAAATGAAGAAATTAACCTAATTCAAAAATTATCACCAGGTCAAAATTGTTGGATTGTAATATCTAAAGTCTATGCCAATGTTATTGATTATATAGTATCGGGTCCATGTGATGATGTTAGACGACCAGGTCCATCGGCAACACCAACAAGTACTCCGACTCCCACACCTACACCTACTAATAGTCCAACACCTACACCTACTAGTAGTCCTACACCAACAAGTACAGAAACTCCTACCCCTACACCAACAGACACACCAGTACCAACTAGTACTGAGACCCCTACCCCAACACCTACGGATACTCCTATTCCAACTAGTACTGAAACACCCACACCTACACCTACGGACACACCAATACCTACGAGTACGGAGACACCTACACCTACACCCACACCAAATTGTGACTTTGACATAGATGTGGATTTGACAACACCAACTCCTACACCAACAAATACATCGATACCTACACCAACTCCTACACCAAATTGTGATTTTGATATAGATGTTGACTTAACTACACCCACACCAACACCTAGCCCAACAAGTAGTCCGACCCCTACACCCACATTAGATTGTGATTTCGACATTGATGTAGATTTGGTAACTCCAACACCTACGCCTAGCCCAACAAGTAGTCCAACTCCAACTCCAACTATCGACTGTGATTTTGATATTGACATTGATGTAGTTACTCCTACACCAACAAGTACTAATATACCACCCACATCAACCCCAACTCCTACACCCACATTAGATTGTGATTTTGATATTGACATTGATGTAGTTACTCCTACACCAACACCTACACCTACGGAAAGTAGTACACCAACTCCAACTCCAACCCTAACACCAACTCCGTCACCTACAACAGATTGTGACTTTGATATTGATGTAGATTTAGTTACTCCTACTCCAACTACAACAAGTAGTCCTACTCCAAACCCAACTAATACTCCTACACCTACACCAACACCAGATTGTGATTTCGACATTGATGTAGATTTGGTAACTCCGACTCCAACAAGTACTAATATACCACCCACATCAACCCCAACACCAACTCCTACACCAAATTGTGATTTTGATGTGGACGTTGATTTAGTGACACCAACACCTACACCAACACCAACACAGGTTCCTAACCCAACGAATGTCTCAAATCCACCAACATCAACACCAACCCCTACACCCACATTAGATTGTGATTTCGACATTGATGTAGATTTGGTAACTCCAACACCAACCTCAACTCCTACAAGTACTCCAACTCCAACGGAAAGTAGTACACCGACACCAACTCCATCACCTACACCTAACTGTGATTTCGACATTGATGTAGATTTGGTAACACCTACTCCAACTCCAACAAGTAGTCCTACACCAAGTCCTACAAGTAGTCCAACTCCTACACCCACACCAGATTGTGACTTCGATATAGATATTGATGTGGTAACTCCGACCCCCACACCATCACCAAGCCCAACAAGTACTAATACTCCTACATTTACTCCAACTCCAACAAGTACTAATACCCCAACACCGACTCCAACACCTAATTGTGATTTCGATATTGATGTTGATGTGGTAACACCAACACCTACACCATCACCAAGCCCAACAAGTACACCTACACCATCACCAAGCCCAACAAGTACACCTACACCATCACCATCACCAACTAACACACCAACGCCAAGTCCAACACCTAACTGTGATTTTGATATTGATGTTGATGTGGTAACACCTACACCAACTCCATCACCAAGCCCAACAAGTAGTCCTACACCAAACCCTACTAGTACTCCGACTAATACACCCACACCAAGTCCAACCAATACACCTACCCCCACACCCACACCTAACTGTGATTTTGATATTGATGTTGATGTGGTAACTCCAACACCTACACCAACAAGTAGTCCTACGCCATCACCAACTAACACACCTACTCCTACTCCAACTAACACACCTACGCCAAGTCCGACAAGTAGTCTTACTCCAACACCAACAAGTACATCAACTCCAACACCTACCCCTACACCAAATTGTGATTTTGATATTGATGTTGATGTAGTTACCCCTACTCCTACACCTACAAATACACCTACACCAAGCCCAACAAGTAGTCCAACACCAACACCTAGTAGTAGTCCAACAAGTACTCCAACTAACACACCAACGCCAAGCCCAACAAGTAGTCCAACACCTAGCCCTACTAACACACCCACACCGACTCCAACACCTAACTGTGATTTTGATGTGGATGTTGACGTAGTTACTCCTACCCCTACTCCAACTAACACACCTACACCAAGTCCTACAAATACACCTACACCCACTCCAACAAGTACGGAGACACCAACCCCTACACCAACAAGTAGTCCTACCCCAAGTCCAACTAGTACTCCAACACCAACACCTACACCTAACTGTGATTTTGATATTGATGTTGATGTGGTAACACCTACTCCTACACCATCCCCAACAAGTACTCCTACACCTACCCCAAGTCCGAGTCCAACTAACACACCAACGCCAAGTCCGACAAGTACTCCAACTAACACACCTACACCAAGCCCAACTAGTACGCCTACCCCTACACCTACACCTAACTGTGATTTCGACGTAGACGTTGATGTGGTAACACCAACACCAACACCGACAAGTAGTCCAACACCTAGCCCAACAGAAACACCTACACCAACACCTACTCCAAGCCCAACACCTTCACCAACTCCATCACCTACACCAATAGATTGTCCTGCACCATGTACGACAACAATAAACTCAGATCTATTCCAAACTTGGAACGCTAACTTGGTTGGGTCCAACTTTAAAGAATTGGGTGGATATTGTAATGAAGTGAGAGATAAGAGTGGTAATGTAGTATCAACGAATAGTGAAGAATGGACTTACGACACAAACACATGTATTGTTTACGTTTACTATGAAAATAGTACTACAAGAAAAAGTTGTATTGGGGAACATACATCACCCGTAGGAACTGAAGTAAGTTCTTTTGACCATACAGATGGTACCCTTACACCAACAGGTTCAAATAGGTTATTTGATACCGATATAAGATTTATAGATAATGATAACAATGCAATCATAATAGTAACCGAGTGGGATTCCACATTAACATCATTATTACATGTTCACATTTTATGTGACTGTAGTTTTGAGGGGGATGTTACCGTTCATAATTTGAAATAAAAAGTATATATTTTAATAATGGCAAGAATATTCGACATAAAAATAACATCAGGGACTTCACACAGTCTCTATACGATATACTACGATCAAGTCGATGCTGCCAATATCGCAACAAGAGTGAGTACCTCATTACCTGCAACGGGTGTGACGTACAATGATTTAACAAGTGGTTCGGGAGTTACAGTTAGTGTCCCTAACAGTGCAACTTCAATATTACTATATAATAATTCATGTGTGATTGATGATGAAATTATTTTACCAACCCCAACTCCATCACCAACACCAACAAGTACACCCACCCCTACACCAACAAGTAGTCCTACTCCAAGTCCTACACCAAGTCCGAGCCCAACAGAAACTCCTACACCAACTCCATCACCTAGCCCAACTAACACACCTACACCAAGTCCAACGACTAGTCCAACACCTACACCTACACCAAGTCCAACTCCAAATTGTGATTTTGATATGGACATCAATGTGGTTACACCAACACCAACACCCACACCAAGCCCAACAAGTAGTCCAACACCAACTCCGACTAGTACACCAACACCTACACCAAGTCCAAGTCCGAGTCCAACAGAAACTCCTACACCAACACCGAGTCCGACGACAAGTCCTACTCCAACTCCGACTAGTACACCAACACCTACTCCAAGTCCTACACCAAATTGTGACTTTGATGTTGATGTTACACTTAATACAAGACCCTCCATAATAGTACCTAATTTTTCTCAAACAGAAAACACGGCAACAGGAACTACAATAGGTAACTTAGTTGCAAATGATGATGAGGGAGGAACGTTTACGTGGGTATTTGAAGATACCGCTAATTATCCTGATAATAATTCTTTCTCATTGACTAGTGGTGGGGTATTATCTAACGCGGAGGTTTTCAACCATGAGGTAAAAAGTTTATATACTTTATATGTTAAGGTCACCGATAACGGTGGACTAACAAATACAAGAGAATTTACGGTAGACATAGTCGATGTTAATGAAACACCATACGGTTTAACCTTAAGTAATAATTCACAAAGAGAAAACACACCAACGGGGACAACAATTGGTATTTTTTCGGGGTTAGATGTTGACAGTAACGAAACATTTACATACGCACTAACGGGTAGTGGTAATAATAATTCGGCGTTCGCCTTATCAAGTTCGGGTGTACTCAAAAATGCAATAGTTTTTAATTATGAGGTTAAAAACTCTTATAGTATTGAAGTGACGGTTACGGATAGTGGTAATAACACTTATACGGATACATTTACAATTTCAGTACTTGACGTTAATGAATCACCAACAAATTTATCCTTATCAAGTAATAGTATTGCGGAAAATCAATCTACAGGAACAACAATAGGTACTTTCAGTAGTACGGATGTTGATTCGGGAGATAGTCATTCTTATGAACTTGTTAGTGGTTTAGGAGATACTAATAATGATTCATTTACATTAACAAGTGGTGGTGTTCTAAAAAGTAAAGAAGTTTATAACTATGAAGGTAAGAACAGTTATTCTATAAGAGTAAAAACTACTGATTCGGGGGGATTAACCTACATAGGTATATTTACGATTTTGATTACAGATCTTAACGAAACCCCTTCTAACATAACACCATCAACAGTGTCATTTCAAGAAAATCAATCGACAGGAACAACAGTGACTACATTCACCGCCACTGATGTTGATGCGGGAGATACACATACTTTTGAATTAGTAAGTGGTCTTGGAGATACCAACAACGATTCGTTTAGTTTGAGTAGTAATGGTACTCTGACATCTAACGAGGTGTTTAACTACGAAGTTAAAAACTCGTATACAATAAGAGTCAAAGCAACAGATTCAGGTGGTTTAACACACGAAAGATCAGTAACAATTAATATCACCAACGCAAACGAAGTACCTACAGATATAACTTTAAAAAATAATAATATTCCTGAAAATAGTTCTACGGGTACTACGGTTGGTCAATTATCCACAACAGACCCTGACGCAGGAAACACATTCACATATACATTAGTAAGTGGAGTGGGTGACACTAATAACAGTTCATTTAAAATAAGTGGTGATAAGATTCAAAGTAGTGAAATATTCAACTATGAAGTTAAGAACACTTATTCAGTTAGAGTAAGATCGACAGACCAAGGTGGTTTATACAGAGAAGAATCGTTTACTATTAACGTAACTAATGTTAATGAAACTCCAACAAACATATCATTATCTAATTCATCTATTGATGAGAATGTGGCAACAGGGACCACTGTGGGAACATTATCCACAACAGACCCTGACGCAGGAAATACATTTACATATACATTAGTAAGTGGTCTTGGAGATACCAACAATGGTTCATTCTATATAGACGGAACGACCTTAAAAAGTGGTGAAGTTTTTGATTATGAAACCAAGAATTCATACACAATAAGAGTAAGATCAACAGATCAAGGAGGGTTATGGTATGAGAAAAAAATAATCATATCAATAACAAATATATCTGTATCAGGTACTCTTAGTGGAACAAACTTAACTTGTTATAATGATTCGTCAGGTGAGATTGAAGTTACATCACAAACGGGGGGAGATTCACCATACACGTATAGTATAAACGGTATAAATTATCAAACATCTACGACATTCTCAAACCTTTCGGCGGGTACGTACATTGTTTCTATAAAAGATGACAATGGTGAAATAGGTACAGTAAGTAAAACAATAACACAACCACCAGTATTAAACATAACTGATTCACACACAGACCCAACATGTTATGGGGGGAGTGATGGAGAAATACAATTTTCTGTTGTTGGTGGAACAGGTGAAATAACTTATACTATAAATGGTGACGAAACAACGGAAACACTTCACTCAGACTTGAGTGCTGGTACTTATACTTTCATCGCGACAGATGAAAATAGATGTACTGATAGTAGGGTTGTAACTTTAAGTGTAACACAAGTATCCGCAACAGTAACACAATCTAATGTCACATGTAACGGCGGTAGTGATGGTTGGATTAATGTAACTTCAGCTACAGGAGGATCTGGTAGTGGATATGAAGTCAAATTAAATAGTAATGGGACCTACGAAACTTTAACTGATTATAAACTATATTCAACTTTATCGGCTGGAACATATACTATTTATGTTAAAGATGGTGATGGTTGTGAAAGAACATATAGTATAACAATTACGGAACCCGCGGCTGTAACATTTACAGAAACACATGTTGACCCAACATGTTGGAATGGTAAAGACGGTAGTATTACTCTTACAGCTTCAGGAGGTAACGGATCTTACGAATATCAGTTTAATGGTTTTTGGCAATCATCAAACGTAAAAACAGGTTTACGGACAGGTAGTAATAGTATAAGAGTAAGAGACGGTAATGGATGTACTTCAAGTATTGGGTCGGTTACTTTATCTACTACAAAACCATTTGCAACTATTACGTCCACAAATGTGGTATGTAATGGTGACGACGATGGTACAATATCGGTTTCTAATCCAACAGGTGGGTCGGGAGCAACATACCAAGTCAAATTAAATAGTAATGGAACATATGTTAACTTAACAGGTACCCAACTTTATGAGGACTTATCACCAGATACCTACAGTATTTATATTAAAGATAGTGATGGTTGTGAAGGAATTTACACTAAGACCATTACAGAAAACAATGGAGTTACTGCAAGTACTGCATCAACGAATCCAACATGTTTTGGTGATACTGATGGTAGTATAACGGTAACAGGTAGTGGTGGTACGGGTTCATATACTTATAGTATTGGAAGTGGTTATCAATCTTCAAATAGTTTTACAGGTTTAGGAAACGGAATTTATTCAGTTAATGTAAAAGACGGTAATGGTTGTGTTGGAACAACAACAGTAACTCTATTAAAAACACAAGTAAGTGCAACAATTTACAGTAATCAACCTTCATGTAATGGAGGTAATGATGGTGACATCACATTATCATCAATTACGGGTGGAAACAGTGGTACCTATCAGTTTAAATTTGAAAGTGGTAATTGGACTAATTTTAGTTCCGCGGTAACGTTTACAAATAAATCTGCCGGAACATACACAATACAGGTTAGGGATAGTCAACAGTGTAGTAGAAGTTATTCTTACACTTTAGGTCAACCAACAGTAGTAACTAGTAGTGTGTCTGTAACCCACCCATCTTGTGCAAATACTAAAGACGGATCAATAACGATAACAGGTGGAGGTGGATCGGGATCGTACGTATATTCTATTGATGGGTCAAATTATTACTTGACTAATACATTTAATTCCTTGTCCGTAGGAAGTGGTACCGCATATGTTAAGGATACTCGTGGATGTATAAGTACAGTTTCATACACTTTAACAAAAACCCACCCAACAGCCACTATTTCAGTAACAAACGCATTATGTAACGGAGAAACAGGATCAATAACTGTTTCTAATCCATCAGGTGGAAATGGAGGAACATACCAAGTTAAATTAGACTTAGGATCGTATCAGAACTTTTCATCTAATTCATATACATTTACTTCAGTAGATGTTGGTAATCATGTTATTACTATAAAAGATGGTGATGGTTGTGAAAGAGGGTACAGTAGAAGTCTTACAGAACCAACGTCGGTTGTAGTATCGTACACTAGTTTATCTCATCCTTCATGTAGTTACAGTAGTGATGGTAGTATAAATTTTGCAGTTAGTGGTGGTTCAGGTTCATACACATACAGACTAAATGGTACATTAATAACTAATATAACGGTTACAGGTTTAACTACAGGTTCTTATGTTTTATATGCAGAAGATGATAATGGGTGTAGTGATTCAGTTTCGGTTAACTTATCTAAATCTTCACCATCGGCTACAGTAACTACGTCTAACCCAAGTTGTAGTTCGGGTAGTGGTGCGATTACAGTATCGAGTCCTGCGGGAGGAAACGGACCAACTTATGAATCAAAAATTGGGAATGGTCCATATACAACAATAGGTAGTCCAACAATTTACTCACCTCTATCTTCAGGAACATATACAATTACTATAAAAGACGGAGATGGATGTACAAGGACATATGATAGAACAATAACAATACCTACAGCAGTAAGTTTCACCACTTCAGTAACCCACCCAACATGTAATGGGGATAATGACGGAGAAATAACATTTACTGCAAGTGGGGGTAATGGATCATATCAATATTCCATAAATAACGGGATAAATTATCAGTCAAATAGAACTTTTTCTAATCTAACTATAGGGACATACCTATTGAGGGTTAAAGATGGTGAAAATTGTAGTACTACAGGTACAGTAACTTTAAGTAAAACAGACCCTAGTGCGACATTCACTATGTCATCTGTGAGTTGTAACGGAGGTTCTGATGGAGAAATTGAAGTTTCAAGCATGACAGGTGGTAATGGTGGAACATATTCACATAGATTTGGTTTAGGTTCTTACTTGACCACGTCTCCTCATACTTATAATAATTTATCTGCGGGCGATCATTATATTACCATAAAAGATGGTTCGGGATGTACAGAAGCATATACGATCACAGTCACAGAACCAACGGCACAAACGGTTTCTATAACATCGGTTACCACAACAACAGGAAGTACGGGTAGTATTACCGTGACATCTACGGGAGGTGTGTGGCCAAAAACTTATAGATTATATGAGGATACCACTTCACCATATACGGTTGGTGGTGGGACATTAGTTGCAACAATTACAGGTGTAACTTCGGCCAACCATTCACAGACATTCAGTAATTTATCACAAGGATATTATTACGTCGTAGTAACAGATGCGAATGGATGTACTGCCAACAGCGCAACTATTGAAAGTACATTTGATGATAGTGATGACTGTAATTGTGTAGAGGTCGGTGTTATTTCAAGTAAATTAACAAACGGTGGTCAGGATTTATACTACGTTAATAATGATTGTGAAAATGGGTTGACCGATATAAACCTAGCTCAATATTTAGCGGAGATTGGTGAAGACGAGGATAGTAATATTTTTAAATTCTGTAGTCAATCACCAGTTAGTCATAGTTTTAAATATGGTTTAGGTGGTAATACTTTCGATGGACCTCAATCAGGGGGGATAACAGTAACACCTTTTGATACTTCGTGTACTCAAAACTCGGATTGTAGTAAAAGTATTAAAGGATTCGATTAAATAAAAAAATAACAAAACGAATAAATCGTAATAACGATATATTTATAATAAAAGAAAATAAAATTAAATAATATGGCAGCATCAAACGACTATCAAGTAACATTCACATTAAATGGGTTGTACACAGGAACTACGGAGGCAGATAATTTCACTATTGTCGGTAAACACTGTAATGGTTCTCCTGCAGATACAATAATTGCAACAGGGGTAACCGCATCAGATTTAACTACTGGTGTTACATACACAATCGCAGCAACAATTTCGGGAGGAACAATAACATCAACAGGAGACTGTACTAATTCAGTACCTTGGGCAGGTTTAACGTGTGAAGGTGGAGAACCACCAACACCTACCGCAACGCCAGAACCTTCATCATCTTCAGTTTTTGTAGTTAGTAGATGTAACGATGATCAACTATTCTATTTAGCTGATGATATAAGTTGTATTGAGGGTAATGCAAGTACTCCACCTAACCCAAGTATTTATGTTGTGGGTGAATATGTACAATTTACAACTGGTACTTCTTGTAATTCAGAACAAACTTCATATTGTGGTATAATCACAGCAGTGAATTCAGTAGCTGAAAGAAACGCAGTATTAATCAAACACGAACTTCTTAACAGATCAAAAGGTTGTACGAATACAGAATGTATGGAATAACTTAACTTGTTTAATATACTTTAAAAAACCCGTTATTATGACGGGTTTTTTTATTTAAAGTAATCTACTTATTAATGTATTTATATGTATGGGATTAATTGTAAGGGTATTTGATATTGTTTCACCTAATGACTTTGATTTAAGTATTGGGTTGTCACCTTATGGACCGTTTACAAAATTAGATGGACCTAGACCTGATAATTCTTGGCCAAACTCTACGGACAGAGACTATAGAACTGAACCAATTTATATTGGTGACAATGAACCCGAAGTGGTTAATGGTATACCACCATCATCAGAAGTAATATTTTATGATTTAGAGTTTGACACCGAATTTTGGTTGAAAATGGAGGATAAAGTAAACGTTATAGATGTATGTGAGAACAATCAAACACCAAGGTACATTGTAGAAAACATATACATACATGATAGTAAGACATTTGAATGTTACGATAAGATAAAGTTTAGTGTATCTTATGAATGTGTACTACCACCAACACCAACGGTAGAACCAACAAGTACACCCGTACCGACACCAACACCCGGACCAACTTCGACACCGGGAATAACCCCAACCCCAACACCTACATCAATTGTACTTGATGACGAGACCGAAATTAATATATTCTTTGATAATTCGGGGTCTATGAGTGGTACCAAATCCCCGTTAGATACTATGGCGAGTACGATTCTTAAAGATTGTTTATTGCCATTTTATAACAATGACTCAGCACTGTACGATAGTAGGGTAAGAGTTTTAAATATGTCGGAGGAAGGTTTTTATGAAAGAAGTTACGGTTGTCTATCAACGACTGGTACAACATCATCAATTACTCAAGTTATAAACTTATCATTTCAAGATGAAGGTGCCTCATCTCTCCACGGTGGTACTGGGTGGTCTAACACAGACCCAAGAACTTCCACTTTTGATAATGACATGGCACTTTTAAGAAATAACATTGATAATAATCCACCTAATTATATTGTTGGAGAAATTTTCCAAGTCGAAACTAGTACTAGTGGACAGTTTTTGTCCTTTAGAAATTTATTGGAAGCGGTTGAAAATGGTTTAGGTAATTATAGTGGTGTTAATGGATTATCTGATAAAAGTCAAATACATAATACCTACGGTGTTACTCCATCGAGTAATCCAGAATATTATATGGGACTTATAATTACAGCGATTAATAATTTAGGTTATAGTATACCTAACTGTACAGAAGAATAATATGGGGAGAATAGTAAGACTAAATATTTCGTTAGATAACAGTCATTCATTAGATGACTTTCCCGTTGATTTATATTCGGGTTTAACAAGTGGGGATACAACTAATTTAGTGTATGCGAATATAGTTAGTGAGGATATACCACTTGATTTAATGTTTGAGGATAGTGATTTAAATATTAGTAATGACCCTAATAATCCTTTCGTACCGCACTGTTATATGAGAATATCGTCTGACGGATGTTACGATGAAATAATAAAATTGGAGGTACCAAGGGTAGATTGTGAAATATGTGTGGATTTTCAAGAAATCATACCAGAACCAACACCCACTTCAATACCACCAACACCTACTTCAATACCACCAACACCCACTTCAATACCACCAACGGCAACGGAAGGACCAACACCCACCCCAACACCGACATTACCACCTGGACCTACACCTACTCCAACAAGTACACCTACTCCAACACCGTCATCGACACCAGGTGAAAGAGGATGTAGGTTTGTATTTGTACCTGATACTATTAGTACAACAGGGTACGGTTTAGATTATGTTCAAAATGGGGTTATAATACTTACACGATTCACTGATATTGCCGGTCAATCGACGACTTATGATGGTGTGGTCGGGACAGTTTTCGGTGTGTGTAGTGAAACTTACCCACTATATTATGATTTCGATGGTGGGCAAGGTGCAATAACTGACCCGGTTGGTGTGGAAAGACCACCAAATGGGGGTAGTTGTAGTATTAATAAGAGTTGTATATATACACCCCCAACTCCAACCCCAACAAGTACAGATACACCAACAACATGTAATGAGTACTCATTATATATGACAGGACAAGGTGAAACGTCTTCACAATGGGAATGGACGACCTGTGGAGGTTCAACCACGACATGGACAAATGTGGGTTCTAACTATAGGGTTGTATGTTCAGAAACAACACCGACATTAAATTACGGTGATGGGTTCAGTTTACTTAACGGAGATTGTGGTAATTATACGGTAAGTAGATGTACTGACGGACAACAATTTACTGTTGCTAAAAATAAGAACTGTATGACAGGTACACCACCAACATATAGTGTTGGAGATGTTATCCAATTCAAACAAATGAACGTTACTAACGGTTCGTGTTATGGTGAGACCTATTGTGGTACTATTACCGCCACGGACTCAAATACACCACATAACGCGTTAGTAAGTAGGAACGCAACAGTTGATGATTGTAATGATACAACACATTGTGGTGAGTAGTTTTAGAATAAGGAGATATTTATATAATAAGAATTAAAAAATCATAGAATGGCAAGAAAGTTTACAGTAACATTAACTAGTGGAACCGATCAAGGTCCCTATAACATATACTACGATACCGTATCCGTAGGAACACTTGCAGATCTATTTGGTACATCAAATAAAGCGGAGAATCTAACACTATCCCAAGTACAATCTGGTGTAGTAATAGAAGTACCCGATAATGCAAATAGTATTATATTCTTTAATACTAATCCCGATGTTGCAACCGACTGTCCAACAAATCAAGAAATTTTTAATTTAACATCCCAACCAACACAAACACCAATACCAACATATACACCGGTACCAACAGAAACACCAACACCAACACCTACGGATGAGGTCACATGTCAATGTTATGAGTTTGTTAACGTAAGTGCCAATGCTATTTCATACACATATACTGATTGTAGTGGCACAAGTATAGAGGCGGTTTCCGACAAAGAACCATGGACATTCTACGTATGTGCTCAAAGTATAGACAGTGTTACTAATAGTAAATTAACATATAGTCTTTACGGTTCATGTTCTGAAGGGGTTTGTGATAACATGCCAACACCAATACCAACATATACACCGGTACCAACAGAAACACCTACACCAACACCTACTCCAAGCCCAACGGCAGATAATGTACAGATCAGAAATCTAAAATTTGCACACTGTAATACGGTAGAGACCTCACCTGTTAGTGAAGAGGTGGGTACTCAAGCTGCTGGAGGACCATCAGAACCACCTATTTACTTAACTACAGATGAATATGGGTCTACACCAACGATAGGGGATACAGTATATGTAAGACTTGATGGTGAGACTAATAATAAATGTTATGAATATATAGGAATAGAAACAGGGGCTAATGTATCTCTCACTATAATTAATACTTCATGTGTATGTCCTAGTTTAGAACCGACACCAACACCAACAGATACACCAACACCTACAAGTGTAGAGGAACCATGTGTTGATGTAGAATTTAATGGAAAAAGTGAGACTATGGGTAGTAATGTTACATATGAAGATTGTGATGGTAACACACGTACTTTAACGGTACCTGGTGGAGACTCTGTAACAGCACCTACATGTGTTAGAAATAATTCGTGGACGTACAGTAATCCACTCAATATGGATCCTGAAACATTACTATTTGGAGATTGTGGTAATTATAATGGATCAGAAGTAACACCAACACCAACAGCCACAAGTGGTAAAGGTGGTGATGTAGGTGGACCAATCGGAGCGAATGAGTACTACCTCAGTGCGGGTAGATCAGTTTCGAATGATTTCTGTCAAGCACCAGGTTACACCGCCACCAGAGCAATAACATCTTCCGCCACATCTATTGGTAATATGTTGAATACTACAGTATATGATGATGGAGATCCAATTGTAGGTAACCCATTACTATTTTATTTTGTATCTGAAAGCCAAGGTGAGAACTCAAATGAGACAGTTGGTAATCCACAATACATAAACATTAGTGAACAGGGGGTTGTAACAGACGTAGGTCAAATGTGTGGTTCAGGGACTGGAGAGAATCCTTATAGTGAGCCAATCAATCCTACATCAACCCCGACTGAATAAAACATATTGTTAAATTGTTTTTATCGGTTTATTATTCTCTTTCTATTGTATTTATATACATAGACTAAATAGATATAATGGGTAATCTTGTAACGGTTAAAAATAATTATGATAATGGAGTGTGTAGTGGGTTTACCATATATACAGGTACAACCTATAATGGACACCCATTTACAATACCACCATCAGCAAACAGTATTGGTTTTCATACATTACCACATACTTTTGATATTGGTTTTTATAGTGGTCCATTATATGTCTTTTTAGAACATTGTGATAATCATATTTCACCCCCTCCAAATGAAGACCCAAAAAAACAAGGTGGATTCCAAGTAGTATTAATAGATGTTGATTGTGAAGTATGTCCACCAAACTCAGATGCAATTAATTGTACAATGGTTGTTAGTTTTGTAGAGGAGACGTCAACGGATTGTAATTTCAGTGTTAGTTTTGTGGAAGGTTCATACCCCACACCTACGGGTACTCCAACAAGTACGGAGACACCAACACCCACCCCAACACGTAACTGTGATTTTGATGTGGATTTTCAAGAGATCACACCAGGACCAACAAGTACACCAACAAGTACACCAACAAGTACACCAACACCAACAAGTACGGAGACACCTACTCCCACTCCAACAAGTACGGAGACACCAACACCAACTCCAACAAGTACAGATACTCCAATAAGTACGGAGACACCAACACCCACAAGTACAGAAACACCAACTCCAACAAGTACAGAAACGCCCACACCAACTCCAACTAGTACGGAGACTCCAACACCTACAAGTACAGAAACACCTACACCCACTCCAACTAGTACAGAAACACCAACACCTACACCTACAAGTAGTCCTACACCAATACCTACAGATACACCAATACCGACATATACTCCTATTCCAACAGAGACACCAACCCCAACACCTACAGAAACCTGTGTTGATATAGAATTTTGTTCGAAGGAAGGGACTGCAGGTTCTGAAGTACAATATGAAGGATGTGATGGTATCACATATAATCTATCTGTACCTGGTGGGGATTGTGTACAACCACCTAGATGTGTTAGAAGTAATTCATGGATATATAGTAATCCAAACAATATGGAACCTGTAACATTACTACCAGGAGATTGTGCAGGATCACCACCACCACAAACAGCAACACCTGTACCGACAGCATTACCGACTTGTGTGTGTATAGAGTTTACAAACATTTCAACTGGTGACAGGGCGGGATATTACGATGATTGTAATGGAATATCACAAACAGTGGTTGTTGGGTCATATGCGACGGAAAAGGTGTGTGGAGATGGTAACAACATAACAGTATCGGACGCTAAAGTACAATATCAAATAACGGGTAATTGTTTTGAAGGTAGTTGTCCTGATAATGATAGAGTAGAAGAACCCAGATAATAAAATTATTCTATGATATTTATAATTAACATTAAAAAGCGTATACTTTAATTATGAGTTTCTTAAATCAAAATAATGCAGAGTTCCTGTCAGCGAGATTAACCCAAAAAGGGAGAAAGTCTATTGCAGAAGGGGACTTCCAAATAAAGTTTTTTCAGGTTGGTGATTCTGAGTTCGATTATACTCAACCCTTTAACCAATTAACTGGTGAGATAGATACACCACAACAAAATGTTTTTGCACCTTTTGATAAAGATAGTCAAGTAAAGTATCCTTATTTAATGGATAATAACCAAACTACAACGTATGGTGTACCAATAAAGGATTCAATTACTGAAACTCTAAGAAATGGAATGGGACCTGCAGGGTTTATAACAGAATATAAAGAGTATGATGAGGTTAATTGTAGTGGCACTACTATAGAATGTGCAACAGTTAGAATACCTCTAAGTGGGGTTAGTGCAACTAATACGATTACATTTACGGAAACACAGGCATATTTAGATTGTGATAATGGATCGGTTTCTTCTATAGATACTGATTACTTATCAAGATTTAATCAATGTGAATACATCACCATAGTTTTCAATAATGAATTTGTGAGTGAAGAACAAGTTGTTACAGGAAATTCAACTAGTTTAGTTTATAAAATTTTAAATATAACAACAGTTACGGGAGTTACAACAACACCTAATTGTGATGAAGTAATAACAGGACAAACAACAATAACTGTTGATAGGTACACCCCCGATTTTAGTTCAATTAATGGTTATGCTGAAGTCGTTTGTAATAAATGTAAAATAGAACATCCTTTATCAGGAACTACTTCTGAAGTCTGTGTGTCAAATCAAGTTGATCCAAGTGAACAACATGACCCATGGACATTAAATACTGTTTGGAAGGAATTACCAATAGGTGGTCAGATTGACGATGAAAGTATAAGTGGATACACCAGTGCAAAACACATATCCACAATGGAGTATTTAGGTTATGGTACTTCAGAAGGTCAAGTTACAAACACAGGTACAACATATTTTAATTCATTTAATGAGGAGATTGTTGTTTCACCAGAAGAACAAAAATGTATAGCGGTAATCCACTATTCTGAATTAGGTCATGTATTTGAGGATCCTGAAAGATTTTTTAAGTATGATGATTACGTCGGTAGTTCCACAGGAACCACAAAAGGTGTATTGGTTGATGAAGAAGTTATTTCAGATGTAGAATTTTTTAATATATACATACCATTTATATATTATGAAAATAGTACGGGAACTACAGTGGGTGCTGAATTTAAAATGGATGTGACGGATTATTTTATGGACTCAACAGTCGCGGGGACACCTGGAGATATAAGAACCAAATATGTTAAGTTTAGATACGTTTTAGATGAAATAGGTAAAAGAGTTGGTAAAATATTTGTAGATAAGAAAATCATAGTATTTGATGATCAAGAAATGGTTGCTTTACTAGATTATAGATCTAATAGAAGATATACCTTACCAACACCAAAAGTTTACCATATCCCAAGTGATGGGGTAGT